TTGGCGGCTTCCATACCGACGATTGACCGGTCGCCAACCTCGAACTGCAGAAGGTCTTTCGCATCGACCATAATGCCGCGTCCTGGCTGAAAGCGAGGCTGCGCGCCCCTCATCCCCCAACGCGTGAAGTCCATGACATAACGGCGTCCGCTGTGAGTGGTGGCGAGATAGAGCGAATTGCTCCCCGCGTTGCCAAACCACTTCCAAGGTCCGGGAGTGTGCTTGCTTGTCATCTCTGGTATTCCTTGTTCTCGCTATTCGGCGGCGATGGGAAACTCATTCGGCTGCTTCCTTGAACTGTGTGTTGAACCGCTCTAGCGATCTACCTGGATGACCTTCCGCGCTATCCTTCGCTGCCTGCGCTCTAAGGCGGCAGATACGGGCTTCCTGTTCCAAACGGAGGGCTTTATCTATCCAGTAGTCGTGGTCAGATTGGGCTTGTGAGGGGGTCATAGAACATCCTCCAGATCGGTCAGCGCAGCCCGGATGCGGTGGATTACTTCCCACGCTTTCTGCTTGGCAGTTCCTAGGGCGTCGTTAGGATCATCGGAATATTCAATGATCTGAACCACGGCATTGCCAATTTCTACGTCAGGCTCTATCCACGCTGAATATGTCCAGCCGCCGCCGTGATTGCGGTGAGCGTATACCTTCATGCATTTGTTCTTGGCTGCGTAGTGCCATCCAAGATTCTCCCAAATGTCGGTTGACCAGCCTTCGCCCAAAGCGGCGACAAGATCGTTCGCATGCTTCACAGCATTGTCGTAATCTGATTTTGTGCAGAACTTCCCGCCTCCGCAGGCTGGTGAGCAATAATGAATTCCGTCTGCTGAAAGGATAGGCGTTCGGTCACGCGAAGGTTCGCTCATCAAACGTTCCTCTCAATATTGGCGCGTCTCTCTGTATCCTCAGAGACCGAAGCGGCGAGGGCGGCGCGGGAAACGATAGGATAGACGCCGATGCAAACGCACTTGTCTCCCAGCGCACACCCTATCGGGCCTATTTCTCGGTCAAACCCGCCGTCATGAACGCAACGGCCCATCGCAAAAAGAGCGGCATCCAACTCTGTCTTCATGGCGCGCATTTTGTTTACTTGGCTTTTGAGAAGCTCTATTGTCTCCCAAGCGGCGAACGGGTCTTCGAGTTCATCAACCTGCTCAGCGACCTTCATCATCTCGGCGGCAAGAGCGACGACGGTTTCAATGGGCGCATTGCCGGTCCCAGAACATGCGCTGCAAAGCAGGGATGGGTATCCGATGGGGCAATCCTCATCCTGCTCAAACGTCGTGCAGGGGCATTCAATCGTTGCTTTACTCATCACACAGTCCTTTCGATAAAAGCCCGTCTCTCTGTATCCTCAGCCTTCAATGCAGCGAGGATTGAGACAAAGCCTATGAACACAATGCAGATGCAGCCGAACACAAAGCGGGTACGCTCGGTTATGTAAGCTGCTGTAGAGGAGTCTTGACGGGAGAAGGTGCCGAGGTCACGCATCATGCACCTGCCTTGGCTATGGCTTTGTTTGCCATGTCGAAAGCTACGGAAAGCGGAGTTCCGCCATCGTCGTATGTGTGTAAAATTGCTTTGAGGGCCGTGAGAAGATCAGGAGCTGCTTCAATCAGCCTGCAATTTGCTTCTGCCTCGCCAGCCTGAGCGCTTGATGGTGCATTGACCCAAGCGATGACATGCGGAGTACCAAAGCAGGTAATCCCGCCGCGAATTGGGTACTTGCCGGAAATCGTCTGAAACATGTCAGATTTCCACTCGCCTTGGCTGTGCTTACTGTCTGCCATCTTCATTCTCCTGCCTGTAGCGTTTCGCTGCGCTCTGTGAATGTCCGTGGAAGGTCTAGGGCCGAACGGATGAGGTCACGGCCAAGCCTGATGTTCTTGTCTTCCGGGAGAAGGTTGCAGGCCTTGTCATCCTCTATGCAGATGAACAGGCGGCGTAGCTCTTGAAGGGTCTCGACTGGAACGAGGATTGCCGTTTCCATTAGAAACCCTCCGTTTTGGCGGCGGCTAGAGCAGCGTCTGCGGTGTCGAGAGCGTGGCAGGGACGCTGCCATGCAGGATAGTCTCGAACGTCCAAGGCGAGCGCCCCCAGAGCCTTGGTAAGCGTCTCAATAAGATCGCGGTGCTTGTCGTAGGCGGAAACCGTCGTCAGCAGGTAGTTGGCGATTTCAGCACCTTCGCACATCGCGACCGTCCTAATGGAGTGCCCTGTCGATGGGCCGCAGGCCTGGATCATGTGGCCGTCATGCTGGATGATGTCGAAATTGTAAGTCTTCACCGGCTCAATCCTTGAACTTCATGGGACATTGTGCTGTATGGCCGCGCATAGTTCGGCGCGTTGAGTTCTTCCTCGACAATCGCCATCTGAAACGCGGTTGAAATGTCGTCCGACAGGAAGTCCGGGCATGGGATATGCAGAGAGTGCCCGCCGACAGCATCGACAGCGCCGGCAATCCCGATAAGCACATGCTCATGGAAGCCCTTGAATAGCACTTCCGCATCTTCCAAAGGCATTGACGTGCTTACCTTCATCTCCAGAAGGTCTATTGCGTTACGCATGGTAGCGATGGCGCAGGATAGAGCTTCGGAGGGGGTCTGTGTGGTGGAGGCCATGCTAGTTCTCCTTGGGTTGATCGTCTTGGATATCCCGCGTGGTTAGCGGGATGCCGAAAACGGTCAGCAAGGGTAGTCGCTTGAAGTCCGGTCGCATGCCCGATCCCAGCTTTCGAAGTAAACGCCGAAGCGAGATTTCGATGCGCCGAGGATGATGTTCCGCTCACGTGATGCGAGTTCACCAATCTTGTTTAATTCTGGGTATCCGTTGATGCCAATGTTCACGTTTTCATCCATGACGGTCGTTAGCCGCTGGAACTCATCAAGGAGCTGATGGAGGGTCATCCCAGCAGCGAGGACGAGAAGGTTTGCCGCCTTTGCGCGGAACTGGTCCGCTGGTGTTGTGGTGGTCAGTGCGTTCATTTTCATTCTCCTGTTTCTGTTGCTCTGGAGAGGGGGTGCTATGCGGCGTCTTCGTCATCTTCATCTTCATTGGCGTCTTTAGCTTCGACTTCAGCGCCATTGAATGAAGAGATAGGTCCTTCGAAAAGGACGGACTTGTCGCCGTAACCACCAGTGCACCTGAGATGGATCACGCCATCGACGGCAGCGAGATCGTAGTAGTAGTCACAGCCGGAACGCTCATAGTCGGGGGAGTAAAGGTAGATACTGCCGCACTCATCGCCCTTGAGATGAGAGACAAGAAGGGCAGCAGCGCAGTGCATTCCATTTACCTCAGTGGCCGTGTCTAAATAGCCATTAACGAGTTTCCGACTGCCAAGAGCGCTTACGATGTCGTCGCCCATTCCAGTTGGGTAGCCGTCCATTTGGCGGTAGATGCACACGAACGGAGCAGAAGAAAAATCTCCATCGTGAATGTAGGTCTGCGATCTAGTTCCCATCGTCGTTTCTCCCGTTCGTTTCGGAGAGGATGGTGAAACATCCTCGGTGTTGATTGAGCCTTTTCAGTTCTTGCTCAGGAACACAGATCCAAAATCAGTAAATTCTCTCGGGGCCCTTGAACCTTCCGCTTCGACCGGGCTGTGCGTCGAAGCTCTTCACGTTCTGCTGGCGGATCAGCTGCGGTTCACATGGCCGTCTCCCGGTTGGGTTGCTCAGAGCAGGAGAGGATGGTGAAACCGTCTTCGCTCTGCCGATGGACCAAGCCTAGGACAATTTGTCCAACGTGTCAAACACTAATTTGGACAATCTGGCAAATTTTTCTTGCGGAGGATTTGGGGAGAGGGTAAAAGAAAAGCCTCGGCGGGATGATCCGACCGAGGCTGACACGTCATTTACCAATACGGTTGTTATAACGTAACATATAACGTTTCGCAACCGAAATGATTGCTGTCAGTGTGCTGAAGTCGAAATATCTTGGGTCTGCTCGGATGTTCCCGCCAAGGTGTTTTGGATTAGGTGCAATGGCAGCGGTCTTAAAGGGCTTGTCCCGCGCCGCCGATCAATCCGGCAAATCAAATCCTAGCGGTCGCCCGGTTCCAGTCTAACCGGGATAGTCGCGGCGGGTCTTAACTTCAACCGCCTGAATGCTGATACGAGCTGAAGGATAACCAGGGCATCAAACCCGATCTTTTGAGAGCCAAGGGCTTTTGATAGATCACTCTGAAAAGGGATGGCACCAATACGCCATGGGGCAGCGTCCGGCCTACGATATAAGGCACTCTGGCTATACCGCGATTGAAAGTGTCCTGCCCATGTTCGCGACCCGCCTAGTAAGTGGGGGCAGATAGCGAAGGGGGAACTATGCCTAGCCTTCAGTACCAGTCCGACGAGCAATCAACACTGGCTTAATCCTATCCCTCGCCTTGCCTAGGATAAGGTGCTCCAAATCATATCCCACGATCCGGCAAAACTTCGCCATGAGATAAGCAGGCATCGGGCTTCTCGTCTCATACTTCCGATATCGGTCAGCAGGGATATCCAGGAGCTGGGCCATGTCGGCCGCACTCATGTTCGTTTCCTCGCGGAAGAGCTTCACCCGACCACAATACTCATTGTTGAAAACGAACTCTTCAGAATCACTCATCCAAAAAACATAGCATTGGACAAAAAATCAAAGTCTGGACTTTTTGGCCCTTGACTAGTTGGACAAATTGTCCGATAACAAATCATGAGCATCAAAAACGCACCCCCGAAGTGGAATGAAATTTCAGAGGCCGCCAAGGCTTGCGGCGCTGGCGATTGGGCCATGCGCAAATGGCTTGAGCGTTGCGAAATCCCAGCGTCTTGGAAGCTGAAAATCATCAGCAAGACCAAGGGCAAAGTTTCGCTGAAAGACATGGAAATCGGGGTCAAGGAGGCTGCGGAATGAGCGAGATACAGGAAGACATTTGGCAGACTGCCGAAAACATCGCTTACGAGTTTGCGCAAGGTGACTACATCTCCGGGCGGCTCAAGAGTCTGATTGCACGGGGCCTCATGGACGAACGCAGCCAGAACCGCTGGCAACCAATCGAGACGGCTCCAACCAGCAATGGCAGCGTAGCCTTCTTGGCCTTCATTCCAGGGCACGGGCAGTGTGTTTGCGCCCGATCTCCCCTCGGCAGGATCTATTCCATCTCTGGAGGCACGGTGGTCCACAAAGCCACGCATTTCATGCCTCTCCCAAGCCCTCCAGCGCCATCTTCCAAACCCGTAAAGGAAGCAGCCGAATGAGCGAGCTTCTCAACGATCACGAACGCGGATGCCAAGGCCGGGAATACACCTGCACTTGTGGGTACGATGCGCAGCGGGAATGGCGACCAATCTCCGAACACAAGCCACAGCACTCGATGCATCAAATCCTTTGCGGGCATTCCGAAAAGAAATGGATCAGGTTTGGCTTCTACGAGACCGTTCTCAAGCGCTGGTATTACAGCGGCACAAACGAGCGTTCGCAGTGGGCTCAAGTCGAGGGCGATGCTCCCACGCATTTCATGCCTCTCCCAGCCCCTCCCAGCCCCTCCCATCCCCCACAACCCAACAGAGGGCTAAGGCATGAACAGCATTGTTGAGACAACCTTTGCGCCGCTTGACCAGCTTCTGTCCGAACGGAAATCGACGCACGGCGAGTACCGAGATCATGCCCGATACGCACAGTCGATTAAGGGCATCATTCATGCTTCTCCAAATTGGGAGGGGATGGCTGATCATCAGAAGGAAACTCTTGAGATGATCGCCCACAAGATCGGTCGCATCCTCGCTGGAAACCCTGATTTCGATGACCATTGGCGCGATATCTCCGGTTACGCAAAGCTGACGGAAGACCGTCTTACAGGTGCAGCATGAGCGACCTTTCATTCTGGGCCCTGATCTACGCAGGCTGTGCCTTCACCCTCACTGTATGGGCCTATATCGGCCTCATGGCATTGAACCGCATGAAGGCTCCAGAGCGTGAGCCGGCGATAGACTATGAAGCGATCCAGGCCGAGCTAGACGAGCTTTTCAAGCCATCCAATTGAGGTCGATTGCGCTGTCCTCCCGGCGCGAACCCTCAACGATCGGCGGGTTTCTGCCCTCCCAGAAATCCGCCGATCACCAATCTAGGCAACTGAAACTCTCCAGAAAGACGAACGGAGAGATCGGAAATAACGACAGCAGCAATGCTGCCAATTGATACCGGTTCCGCAGCGGCGGACCTGAGCGAGACGGGGTCAGTAGACCCTGCAAGGTCAAAAGCCCCGTCTCTGTTTTTAGTGCCTGTGGTCATCTGCGTAGCTCCTTCGAACGAGTTCAAAGATAACCGCAGGAGAATCCAAGGTGTTGGAAAACCACCCCGAGAAGTTGGAGCGTTACTCCAAGAGGCTAAAGACGATGACAGACGCAGTTCTAGCACAAGGAATGATCAGGGGTGCTTTCCCCCGTGACCATTACGGAGGGTACAAAGCGGCTGTCTACGCAGCATACCGGTTCATTTCACCACGCGTAACAAAGCAATTCACGCTCCGACGTGCCGCCGCCATCTGGAATGGTGAAGCTCGCCGGATCGACATGGAAGAAGCCGCAGCGCTTGAGACAGCGCTCATCGAGGAAGCACAAAATGAAACGAAACGTCTCCGTGCCCGTCTGGCTTCGCTGGATGAAACGATTGCCGCTTATGAGGCGGCTGCTCATCGCAAAGAAATGGCGCGACAGGGCGAATAAGTGGGCGGATCGCGCCGAATGGATCGGGAAGGATTGAGCAATGACCGAAGATAACAAGACCCCATTGCCCTTTGATCAAACGGAACTGGACCGCCTTCGCGCCGAGAGGGACGAATGGAAGGAGCTCGCGACCGAGTTCAAGGGCCTGACGGAGGAGTGGCAGGCTCGCGCAGAGGGGGTTCCTCCCTCTGATCGTTCGGGGGGTAGCTGGCAGCGTGAACATGAAGCCCTTGGCGAACTGATCCGGTTGCTAGACGAGGAACCGTCGATCGGTGACGCAGAAATGTCAGACGCGCTGGAGAAAGCGCGCTGCGCTTGGGACCACTCACGGGCACCATCCCCCGCATCAGATGTGGCAATAGCGAACTTAGTGCTTGAATGCCTGAAAGATGCCCGCAGCAAGCTTACAGACGACTCTGAAATTGACCTTGGCTACATCGATGATGTCATAGCGTCGGCAGAGTTGAATGGGAAACAAAACCCTACGCCATCCGGTAGTTTTGGGGTGCAGTTCCTGCCTGCAGAAGACGGCGAATTCAACGGCAATGAGCATCCTGAACCGGATTTGTCGGCTTTGGAAGAGATCAAGTATCTCGCCTGCACCGCCGGCGCTCCCTGTCACATGCCCGTTCCAAAGGCGCTCGCCCGCATCTTGACCCTGTGCAACCGAGCAGGCGTCACCAAGAAGCTTGACGATCTGCGTCCGCGTTTCGCCACCACGGAGGGCTCGGCAGAATGAAGCCCGCCAATTACGCGCCAGTCTATGCCGGCCTTTACCCGGAACTTGCGGATATCGCCCGCTCCCATGGGTACGCGATGGCGGTTCACGGAAGTTTCGCAAGGGATGCGGACCTGATCTGCGTACCTTGGGTAGCAAGCGCGTCGGACCCGCAAGCCGTTGTAGATGCGATCACTTCCGAATTCGTCATAAAGACGATCGATGGCGATCCCGTTGTTCGCGAGTATGGGCGCATCGTCTACACTCTTCTTATCGCAGCGCCGGGGTGCTCCATCGACTTATCGTTCACGCCGCGCACCCCATCCCCCGTACCGAGGGAGAAACCCCAATGACCGACGCAGCAGAGAAGAACGACAAGACGCCAGAGGCCTTGGGTGAGCAGCACCGGAAACCCATCGGGTATATGCGCACGACATATGTAAAAGCTCTACGTGAGGGGCTGCAGGGCTCAGCGTTTGTCTATCAGCAACCCGCCGACGATCTGCAGCCCATCTATGCGGATCTGGACGTGATCCGCTTCTCCCCCCTCCCTGACCGGAGATAACTACCGAGGGAAGCGAGAATGCTCCCCGGTCTTTTTATTCAGCCCCGCCAATCCAACAAGGAAGGCAAGCAAATGGCAAAGAATGCGAAAAGGAAGTTGCACAAGAACATTCAGGTAGCTTTCCAGCGGCTTGTGAGCCATGGCCGTGTCTTGTGTCGTCAGTCTAGCGATACCGAAGAGGCTGAGCGCGGCGGCGGCTACATCTATTTCGCGAAAGCCAATAACGCACCTATCCCGCCATCATCGGCCAAGTTCCTAATTGAAAACGGCCTAGCCGTTCCTTACTCGGATGGCCTTTTCGCGGATACTGCTCAATCCTTCGAAGCGGTAGACAGTGCGGAGTTCCACGCATTCAGGGAGAAATACGAGGCGCTCGCGGATGCCTGATGACTTCCAATCATACGAGGAAATGGCCGACGAGGGCGAACGCTATTGCCGTGAGCTTCAAGGCTGGCTTGAAACGTTCTCCAGCGGAAAGAAGAAGCGCCCCGACAACGAGATCAATTCCAAGACCCGCCGTCTTTCATGGGCCAAGAAGATCGTGATCCTTTGCCGCCGCGCATCAGAGAAGCGGAGCGCAGCATGACGCCCGACGAATACCTAGAGCGCATCCTTAAATGCGCTGGTTCCTCCCTTCGCCATTACACAGAGCAATCAAAGGCCAGCCTACGGGCTGAGATGGTCAAGATAATAGCAGAGATAAAGGCGGCGAAATGAGACGAGCAGCAAAGCGAGACGCCTCCGAGCCTGAGATTGTTTCAACCCTCGTCCAGTGCGGGTTCAGCGTCTACCGCCTCAATCAGCCGGTGGATCTTCTCGTCGGGCATCGGGGCAAGAACTACCTCGTTGAATGCAAGAGCGGCACCAAGGGCTATGGGAAGGCCCTCAACAGCAACCAGCAGAGTTTTGATGATGCATGGCGCGGCGCAAAGGTCGTGACGCTCCACAGTGCGCAGGATGCCCAAGATTGGGCCATTGAAGTTTCGAAGGGAAGCGCATCATGAGCCATTGGGAAGACACCGGCAAGTCTGATGATTGGTGGACGCCAAAATACATCTTCGACGCCATGGATTGCCAGTTTGATTTGGACGTGGCCGCTCCAGAGCAAGGGCCGCTGCATGTGCCCTGCAAGGCTTGGTATCATGAGCGCAGCCTAGAACTGCCTTGGAAGGGCTTTGTCTGGATGAACCCGCCGTTCGGTGGGCGCAACGGCTTGGTTCCCTGGCTGGATAAGTTCGCAGATCACGGCAACGGCATTGCCTTGGTTCCTGACCGGACTTCTGCCCCATGGTGGCAGGATTTGGCCGATTGGGCCGAACAGATTTTCTTCATAAGCGGCAAGGTTCGTTTCATCCGTCCCGATGGAACGCAAGGCAAATCGCCGTCTGTCGGAACAACACTGCTAGCCCTTGGCGGCGATGGTATCAGCGCCCTCGAAAGCGCAGAACGCGCAGGGCTTGGCTCAAGATTTGTGAGGAAGTTTGCATGACTACGTTCTCGGATTTCTACACCCTTTTCCCACGCAAGAAATCTCGCGGCGATGCTGAGAAAGCATGGAAACAAGCCATGAAGGCCGGCCACGATCCTGACGAGATTATCGCCGGCCTAAAGCGGAACCTTGCCGACATAACAAAGCGCGATCCGCAATTCATCCCATACCCCGCGACATGGCTTCGCGCTCAAAGCTGGGCAGATGAGCCTGACGCGGCTCCACCGCCTCCCACGCCCACAAAGCCGACCTTCAAGAGCATTGCCGACAGGTTCCCCACTCCAGAAGCATACAAGGCTTATCTCTTCCAGAAGAACTCAGAGGCCATGCAGTAAGATGAACATGCACATCACAGAACCAACACGCACCAACAAGCCATGGCGCAAGACAACGCATGATGAAAAGGTGGCACTCATCCTCAAGGCCTATAAATGCGGGAATGACAACCTCGGATCGATCACCCGCTATATCTGCGAGTATCTGAACTGCGAGATCCACCGTGAATCGGTCGCCAGCGTTTACCGCGTCAACAAAAAGAACGGCGGCGTTCTCAAGACTTACACTTTGACAATGCCCCAGAAAGGCATTCAACACGATATCGACATGGACCTTGCAAAGCACCTGTGGAGCAAGGGTGTAGCAGTGGTGGCGATGGCGAAACAGCTTGGCGTAAAGCCTCGGCAACTGTATGATTTGGCTGATAATTATCGCCAATGGTTTCCAGTTCGTCGCCCCAAAGTCAACGGCCCAGGCTTTAAAATGTCGGAAGAAATCATCGAAGAACTGACGCCAAAGCCGATCGCCAGCAAGTTTGACCATCCCGATCGCGTCACTCGGTATACGTCTCTTGGCTATCCGGTAACTATGCCTAGAGTTACCTTTTTGGACGGGAAGGCAGGCCAATGACAAATATCGTTAGGGTTCCGCCAGACTGGAAAAAGTTCGAAGTCGGCCAAAACGAGTACGGGACAAAGACGGTTAAGGGCGTTCGATGCTTTGTCATCATGACCCCTGAAAACTGGATGCTTTACCAGTTCGTCCATCGTCGTCTCAAAGATACCTGCATGGCCTTTGAAAAGGCCTATGACATGGATTGGGAGGACGCTGTTGAAAAGGGCTTCACGGTTCTCAAGCTGTTTGGAACTGCCGTTGATAAGACGGAAGCCAGTCTTCAACATATTGACGATTGGGTTGAAATCATCGGAGAAAATGAAGAGGTAGCGGCATGACCTCAAAATCGTTGAAGCTACGCATCAAGCGCCGTTGCTCTGCTGGCCGCCCTCGCAAGGAGGATGGGGAATTAGGAGGGGGTGAGATCGAGGGCGGGCGGCGAAGTCTGGCTGACATCGATGGCGTAGACCGCTACCGGATCAGGCCCAAAATGAGGATGGGTAATTGTTCTGGTCGTGAAGCCCTTCCACGCCCGCTCCAGCGTCCTTTCGGGGTCGCCGCGCTTTGGATACCCTCGGGTCAGTACGATGCTATCGAACACGGTAGGGGTTGGCCCAAAGGGGTCGTAGGTATAAAGCCGTTTCGTCCAGTACGGCGAATACAGACGAAATTCTTCCGTCTTCGTTCCGGCCTTGATGGCGTCGAAGTATTCGGCTTTCAGAGCGAGTTGCAGCTTACCCATGCGCCTTGTCCTCCGCTCCCGGCCCTTGATATGTGCACCAGCTGTTAGCGTGGTTCAGATAGTGCCATTGCCCCTTGTTATCCTTCGCGAGGTAGGTTCCGCAGTTATCCAGGCGCGGCAGCAATCGATTCACGGCCTCTGGCGTCTTGTCGTTCTTCTCTGCTGCGTCGGTCATGCCTCGACACTCCGATTACGAGCCACCCAAAGAAGAGGCAGAGCCAGCAGCGTCATCCACATCTTGCCGACGATTTGGCCGGCGATGAAGTCGAGCGATCCGAAGGCGATCCAGAGGAAAACGGCGCTATCGACAACCGCACCAGCAAAGCCGCTGAGAAGAACCGCCAGCCAAAGCCGCCGCTCGCGAAGCGGAGCATAAACGGCAAGGTCAGCCAGCTCAGCCAGGATGAAGGCAAGGACGGAAGCCATCAGCAACGCCGGTGATGCGAAGAACGCCGACAGGACGCCGCCAATTGCGATGGCAATCAAAGCCGCCTTTGCCCCTCCAGCCTCATGAACCATGTCGCGAAGGACCAAGGAAGCGCCAACGACAAGGACGCCGCTGGGAGCTGAGAGGCCAAAGCCGACAGGCAAGAGGCAAGGTCCATCGCTGATGCAGACGGTCCCAACGTTGCCAATAAGCCAGTTTGCGGCAGGGATAGTGGCGGCAAACGCCGCAATCAAGAGAGACAACTTACGCATAGCGGTGCTGCGCCGGTGCGCTCACAGGGTTAGCGATATTACGCCGAATATCTTCCGCCAATTTCGGGTTCGACGCCTCCTTCAGCGAGGCATAATGTAAAAGCGCCTGCACGGCGGGCGGATCGCTGCCATCGAATGCAAGAACCATATAGCGGCGGTCAGGGTTGATCGGCTGGCTATCAGTACGCTCTATGATGAAACGCGGCTCGTATCCGCCAGTGTTGCTACGCGACTGCATCAAACATATCCTCTTGTGATGGGCGTGGCGTCCAATTGCGTGGGGTCTGCATTGCATCCCAACGATCAGCCATGCCGCGTGGTGAGTTCTGCGCTCTGTTGTGATTTCTGCCGATGTCCGTGCTGTCCACGCTGGCAAAAGGCCACCGGCGACCAGACAGTTGCATCCCTCGGAGCATATGGAGATTGGGCAGGAACCGCCTAGCTTGACTTACTCTGTTCCATGCCTCATCCATCCGCCGTTCCCAAGCCTCGGACATGACAACGGCATATTCATCTGTCGATCCGACACAGACCCGCGACCAGTTGTCGATAAGCCTTAAAAGTCGATCGATTGGTTCGTCCATATGCCAAACAGGTGCGCCCTTATCTCCGTGGGGCCACTCCGCAATCAAAGCATCCTGCATCTGTGCGCCGGCGTCGATCTCATCTGGGATGACGGCCCATGTGCTAGGCGACTGGAGCCACTTTTCGCACCAAACGTAGAAAGCGGGCCAATCTGTTGGCTTCCCTGCTTTCCAGGCCGAGAACGCGCCATTATCCAGCATCACGGATTGGCCAATTGAATGCACCCGCTCCACATCTTGCGGCGCTGCATGCGACACACAGAAGTGACGGCCTGACAGTTCATAAAGCGCAGAAACTGGAGTGATGGGCGTTCCGTGGTAGTGGATCATTGCAACTCATCCCTCAATTCAGGCGCGATCTTGAAAGCCAACCATCTTGAGCATTGCAGCAAACAGCGAGCGAGCCAGATGCGGATTCTCGCCCAAGAGGACAGTGGCCCGTTCGATTGCTGCGTCATTGGTGCGCACCTCCTGTCGTGCGTATTGAAGGCCGCTGACTGCTTCGATGCGAAACAGCTCTTCCGGCTTGATTGATATCCTTGGGTCTGCATACCAAGTGTCCTTGGTCCGGCTGTACGACCAGCCAAGTTTGCGGGCGGCAACTTCAATCCGCCGCTGCACGCTTCCAACGTGTCTAGGGGCGATCCTGTCGCGCAAAGCATCCTGGCAAAACTCAACTGTCGACATTTCTGACTTCTCCGATTCAAATTCGGACATTTCCGAAAACTCCTGTGGCTAACTGATCCTCGTTGAAAGGGATCATTCAAATGACCACAGGCACTAAAAACAGAGACGGGGCTTTTGACCTTGCAGGGTCTACTGACCCCGTCTCTCTCAGGACCGCCGCTGCGGAACCGATAAGCATTGGCAGCCTTGCTGCTGTCGTTATTTCCGATCTCTCCGTTCGTCTTTCTGGAGAGTTTCAGTTGCCTAGATTGGTGATCGGCGGATTTCCGGGAGGACAGAAACCCGCCGATCGTTGAGGGTTCGCGCCGGGAGGACAGCGCAATCGACCTCAATTGGATGGCTTGAAAAGCTCGTCTAGCTCGGCTTGGAGCTGGTCATAGTCTATCGCCGGCTCACGCTCTGGAGCCTTCATGCGGTTCAATGCCATGAGGCCGATAAAGCCCCATACAGCGAGGGTGATGGCACAGCCTGCGTAGATCATTGCCCAGAATGAAAGGTCGCTCATGCCTCGCTCCTAAGCCATTGTTCAACTATTTCTAGAAAGGCTATGACGAATGCAGCACCAGTCATGACAGAGGCAATTGAAGACAATGGCCACAAAAGCGTTGTTGCGGTGAATGCCCAATACCAAAGGCAGACAGTAGCAAAGGCTCGCCAGACGTATTTGAGAACAGTCATTGCCTTAGCCCTCTGTTGGGTTGTGGGGGATGGGAGGGGCTGGGAGAGGCATCCAGTGGGTCGGCTGGAAAGGAACATCGATCCTCCCCCAATAAACTGGCCATCTCTCGGCCGGGGTCTGCCAATCAACCCAAACCTTTGTTTCGAATTCGTCGGCAGAAAGGTTGTACGTAACGCAGACAAGGATATCCGTCCCATCCTTCGGAGCCGTGGCTATGTCCTGCCACTGGTTCTGGTTGCGCTCGGAAAGGATGGCTTCCGCAATGATTTCCCACTTGGCCGCAATAAACGCAGCGACCTCATCAGGAGCCGAGAAAGCGCTCATCTTCCGGCAAGCATTTCTTGCCTCAAGAACGATGTCTTCTGGGTACTCGCTCATTCGGCTGCTTCCTTTACGGGTTTGGAAGGGGCGGAAGGAGGACTTGGTAGGGGCATCCAATGAGTCGGATCAGGCGCGATTTCATGGTAGTTTGTGCCGAAATCAGATTGGCTTTGGATGACTTGCTCACCGTCCCAACTCGATACCCACTCGCCGCGCCATGCCATTGTCCACGGGCCGTACATGGTTGGAGTGTCTTGGTAGCCGTAGTCATTGCTGAACACGCCTATAATTTCGGTTCCATCCTTTGGGGATGTCTCAATGGGTCGCCACCTTGGGGCAACTTTAAGTGCGGCGGTTATGACGGAAGTCATCATTTCCCGTTGATCGTCCATAAAGCTGAACACATCACCCCGGTTAGGCTGGCAGGCCGTGAAAAGAAGGCTCATGAGATGAGCGTGAGCTGTCGATACCATTTCGTCTGTGACTTCGCTCATTCCGCAGCCTCCTTGACCGCTTTGGAGCGCAATTGAGCCAACTCCGCTTCCAGTTCCTGTGCTCTTTCCCAAGCATCACGGCGCAGCTTTTCGAGGCGCTCAACGCGGTCCTGAAGGCCATTGATGTGCGCTGGAGGAAAGGCAATCGAGCGGCAGGCATTCCAGCAAATCACAACGCGCTCTGCGTCTTCTCTGCTGGCAAATTGAGCGACAAAAAGCAGGCCGCCAGATACGCCTTCAATCCGAAGCAGGCCTTCAACGTCGCTATCGACAACACGTATTTCAGCGCGTGGCTTAAAGGTGCTCATTCTGCCGCCTCCTTCGCTTTTGCTCGGTCCCGCCGCTGCGAAATCATAAAAGCGCGCACCTTGTCTGCCGTATGCGGCCAGATCGGGCGACCTTCACGGAGCCTCTTCACAAGCTCAGAGTTCCCAACCGAGGCTTTGCCGAAATAGGAAGGACCCATTCCAGTGGACGACAGGAAATCGTTGATTTCGGAGATGAGATTTTCTGGTGATTTGCGTTTCATGACGCCCACTATATCCTCTTTAGCGGACAGGTCAAGTATCCTCTATGAAGGACGTGCAAAAAAGAGCGTTTTAGATGATATTTCCGCGATGGAAAAAGATGCTTGGAAAAACCGGCTTCTCGCCGAGATTGAGAAAAAGGGGAAATCCCAGCGGGCGGTATCTCTTGCCGCTGGGATGGGGCCGGGTTATATCAATTCCTGGCTCAATGAGAACAAAGACCCGACCGTTGAAAACCTGATAAAGGTTTGCGAGGTCCTAGACGTGACGCTTTCCTTCATTCTCTATGGATACGACATAACCCCGGCGTCTCAGGAAATTCTGGCTCTATTGGAGAAGAGGCCAGACAGTCGGGATGCAATTTTAAAGCTGCTGAAGGACAAAGCATAGAGCGTATGTCTCTTAGACAGGCGTCTTCCTCTTCAGGTGAAAGCGATTCTAAAATACCAATCAGGGCGGAAACCTTCATAACGACTACCCCCAATCAAATAAGCCATTGAAAACTAGAACGCCCCATACCACCCGAAATTTAGGTCTTTTCATAGCTCTTTTTGATACAAGATGAACAAACATCACGCAGGCGTGAAGCAAACGGGGTTTTTATGATTGTTCCGAAATCAAAGGTTGGGAAATGGTGGATGATCGCAGCGACGACAGGGGTGTGGCTTCTCGCGTTTCATCTAGCAGCTAAGGTTACTTTCCCTTAACCTGTTTGATCATGACTGATGGTGAGACCCTGAACTCAGAACATAGGAGGACTAAGCCCCGTGCTTTTCAGCATCCGGAGTTAGCCCCTATGTCCAGAATGATCTTGACTGCCGGAGCCGCCCGTCACTCTTTCCGATCTGCTCGACACCAGCGACAGACCTTGCTCACACTTTTTCGTCATCCCTGGTAGGACAACGGC